CAGCACTTACATTCATTGCAAAACTAATTATTAAACCAGACATTCCACTAAATGTTGCAACTGTGGAGATTGTACGCTTGCAAGCAATTGCAGCTAAAATGTCCTTCAAAGCCACTTGGCTAACCAACGTAGATAAAGGAGATAGAGCGAAGAAGAATATTTATTATACCGCTGCTGAGGCAATCAACAACCTCGTATCGGCTCTTAAATATATTACTCGCTAGTATCATTATGGCAAAAAGTTTATTGCAACAAGTAATGCTCAAGGTAGAGGATAAGATTACATCTAAGCCATCGTTCCTTGACAAAGAGGCACTTATAGAAAAGATTAATACTGGATACACTGTAAATCGTGTAGACAAGTTTCAGCAAAAGAAGACATTTGCACCTAGTACAATTGCATTCTCTCACGGAGAATGTCCTCGCTATTGGTACTTGGCTTTTGATGGTGCCATCTTTACAGACAACGCAGATGCCTACGGTGGTGCTAACATGACTGCTGGTACAAAATCACACGAACGTATCCAGGAAGCTATGGGCAACGCAGGTATTCTAAAGGATTCAGAATTTAAGGTTACTTATGACGACCCACCTATCTTTGGATATGGTGACGTTATTCTTGATTGGGAAGGTATGGATTTGCTTGGTGAAATCAAGACTATGCCACATGAAGGATTTGAGTACCGTAAAATTGCAGGTAAGCCAAAGACTGGACACCTTATCCAGTTGCTTATCTATATGAAGATTCTTAACAGAAGTAAAGCAATTCTAATTTATGAAAACAAGAATAACCATGAGTTACTTATTCTTCCTGTTGAGTTGAATGAAAACTATTTTAAGTGGGTAGAGAACGCTTTTGAATGGATGCGAAATGTTCGAAAGGCTTGGGAAGATAAAACCCTGCCAGAAAAGAACTACCGTTCAAATTCTAAAATTTGCAAGACTTGTCCTATCCAACAAGCCTGTGCAGATGCTGGTTCTGGAGTGATTAAAATCAAATCTCTGGAGCCATTAGATGATAAAGCACTGTGAGTGGTGTGACCACAAGTTTACCCAAAAGGTAAAATACCAAATCTATTGCTCTGCTGAATGCAGACAAGAAGCAACCAAAGAAAAGATTGCACAAAGATATATTCAGGAACGAGCAAAAAAGAGGGCATCTATAAAACGATTTTGTAAGTCATGTAACGCATTGCTATCAGCATATAATGATAGTCAATTATGTCAGTTGTGTGATGTAAATCCAAAAGATGTATCAAAAGCTTTACGAGACATTAAGAAGTTGATGAATGATGAATCTGAATAAGCTAAAGGCAAAGCCAAGGAAGTTCTGTGCAATTGATGCCAGTACCAATACCTTGGCTTTTGCTATTTTTGATGGTAACAAAATTATTTCTTGTGGAAAGATTAACTTCTCAGGTATTACAACTTATGACAAGGTTATGGATGCTGCCAAGAAAACAAAAGCTTTCTTTGATAAGTTTGATTTTGATGCAATCATTATTGAACACACAGTATTTATGAATAGTCCCAAGACAGCTGCACAACTTGCTACTTTGCAAGGAGCACTACTAGGGGCTGCAGGACTTGCTGGGGTAAAAAAGATTGGCTCAGTTTCTCCAATGACATGGCAAAACTACATTGGCAATAAGAAACTAACCAAGGAAGAAAAGGCAGCGATTGTAAAAGCAAATCCTGGCAAGTCAGTTTCCTGGCTTAAAAATGAAGAGCGTAACATTCGTAAACAAAGAACAATAAACTATATTAATATCAATTATGATAAAGCATTGACAGACGACGATGTGGCAGATGCCTGTGCCATTGGTCACTGGGCTTTGTCAAATTGGGATAAGGCATTTGGGTATTGACAAAATGGCAAGTAAGCTGTATACTAGTGAAGCATGGTTAAAAAAGCGTTATCATGTTGACAAGAAAACACCACAAGACATTGCAAAGGAATGCGGTACTAGCGTAGAAACTATCTACGTCTATTTAGCCAAGTTCGGATTAAGGAAATCAAAAAGGTGAGCACTAAGCTAAACATTACAGTAGACCAAGTAAATCATCCACCACACTATACCTCTGACCCCAGCGGTGTTGAGTGTATTCAGATTACTAGACATCGTAACTTTAACATTGGTAATGCATTTAAGTATCTATGGCGAGCAGGTCTCAAAGACGAGCAAAAAACTATTCAGGATTTAGAGAAGGCTATCTTCTATATCCAAGACGAAATTAAGCGACTAGAAGGGCAATACAAGTAATGGGACGTAAGCGTAAATATGCAGCACCACTAATCTCACTAAAGTTTGAGCGAGCAGAATCCTTTGTAGTTAACGGATTTGAGGTTAACCGTGGTGATATAATTAAGATTAAGGATGAACATGGCGGTAAGTTTAAAGTTGACTACCACGTAACTAATGTTGAAACTGGAGCTAGTTGGGTAGACTGCTTTGAGATTATCAACAAGGTTCCATCAGTGTTTCGTTCTTTCAAGGTAGACCGTGTAAAGCGTGTACCAACTAGAGGCAAGAGGAGTAAGCGTGTCAACGGAAGCACAACTGATTGAACACCTTGACCAGGTAAACAAGGTCGTAGAGAAGTATCTGCAGGGCGTTGAGCCTACCCAGATTTCTAAAGAGCTTGCTATGCCAAGACAAAAGGTTGTGGCATATCTAAATGAGTGGAAGCAAATGGCTTCTGACAATGCAGTTATTCGTGCTAGAGCAAAGGAAGCTCTGGTTGGAGCAGATGCTCACTACAGCAAATTAATTACAAAAGCATATGAAGTTATTGATGATGCTACCACTACTGCAAACTTAACTGCTAAAACAAGTGCTATTAAACTAGTGCTTGATATTGAATCTAAGCGTATTGATATGCTACAAAAAGCTGGTCTACTTGAGAATAAAGAGTTGGCAGAAGAGATGCTAGAGATTGAGCGTAAGCAAGATATCTTGGTAAACATTCTTCGTGACATTGCATCAGAGTATCCACAGATTCGTGATGAAATTATGCGTAGGCTTTCTCAAATATCGAAAGAGCAAGAGGTAATAACTATTGTCAACGATGTTCAATGAGTTCTTTGAAGTTTTAAAAAACAATAACTTTGAAGAGACTCCAGTAGATGCTCGTACGTTTGTAGAGGGTGCTGACTATCTTGGTCAACCACCGTTATCAGATGTGCAGTATGACATTGTTGAAGCAATGAGTCAAATCTATAAGCTAGAAGATTTGATTGACATTATGGGCGACACCGAAGGTCGCAGATATTACAAGAAGTACACAAAGAATGAAGTTATCCTACAACTTGGTAAAGGTTCTGGCAAGGACTTTACATCTACAGTAGCGTGTGCCTATATCGTTTATAAACTACTTTGTCTTAAAGACCCAGCACGATACTTTGGTAAGCCAGCAGGTGACGCTATTGATATTATTAACGTTGCTATTAACGCACAACAGGCTAAGAACGTTTTCTTTAAGGGTTTTAAAACCAAGATTGAACGCTCACCTTGGTTTGCTGGTAAGTTCTACGCTAAGGCAGAATCAATTGAGTTTGACAAGTCTCTTACTGTTTATTCTGGTCACTCTGAGCGTGAATCTCACGAGGGTCTTAACCTTATCCTAGCAGTACTTGACGAGATTTCTGGTTTTGCTCAGGAAAATACTACTGGAAATGACCAAGGTAAGACAGCAGACAATATTTATAAAGCCTTCCGTGCTTCTGTAGATTCTCGTTTTCCAGACTTAGGCAAGGTAGCTCTTCTATCGTTCCCACGTTATCCTGGTGACTTTATTTCTCAGCGTTACGATGCAGTAATTGCAGAAAAAGATGTTGTTACTAAGACTCACAAGTTTATTATGAATCCAGACCTACCAGAAACTGCAGAAGGAAATACGCTAGAAATTGAGTGGGACGAAGACAGCATTATCTCATACAAGTATCCAGGTGTGTTTGCACTAAAGCGACCAACTTGGGTGGTAAACCCTACTCGTAAGATTGATGATTTTAAACTAGCTTTCTATACAGACCTTGGAGATGCTATGCAACGCTTTGCCTGTATCCCAACCTACGCTTCTGACGCATTCTTTAAGCAGCAGGAAAAAGTTCGTGCCTGTATGACAATTAGAAATCCTTTAGACACTGTTAGAAGATTTGACGAAACCTTTGAGCCTGACCCAGAGAAAACTTACTTTGTTCATGCTGACCTTGCACAGCGACACGACAAGTGTGCTGTTGCTATTGCTCACGTTGAAAAATGGGTATCAGTTCAAGTAATGAAAGACTACGAGCAAGTCGTTCCAGTAGTTGTAGTAGATGCTGTAGCATGGTGGGAGCCTCGTAAAGAAGGTCCTGTAAACTTGTCAGAAGTAAAGCAATGGATTCAAAATCTACGAAGACTTGGTTTTAATATTGGTATGGTTTCGTTTGACCGCTGGAACTCATTCGATATTCAAAATGAACTAAAGGCTGTCGGTATTCGTACTGATACTGTTTCTGTTGCTAAAAAGCACTATGAAGATATGGCTATGCTTGTTTATGAAGAGCGTCTTGTTATGCCATCTATCGAACTTTTGTTCGAAGAACTTACAGAGCTTAAGATTGTAAAAAACAATCGTGTAGACCACCCTCGTAAATCATCTAAGGACTTGGCGGATGCTGTTTGTGGTGCGGTATTTGGTGCAATCTCACACACACCAAGAAATATTAATCAAGAGGTAGAGATTCATACCTTTAGAGATAGAAAAGACAAGCCAAAAGAAGCATTGCCAGAAAACACAATTGTCTTTGAACAGAAGACTGTTGATGATGCTAAAGACTATTTAACACAGTTTAATATGCTATAATTTTCTCATGGAGATTCATGGTCAATAGCAATTGGAAACCTTTCCATCTTGAGAAAAGTCAACACTTGCATTTGCGACGACCACGGAATTTATTAAAGAGCCAGCACAAAATAAGTGCAATTAGATACAATAATCAAAGCAGGATGGCTCCAAACAATCAAAATCAAAACCTGTCTTATCAATAACGTGCTATAATATTTTTGTTGGACTTTTCCAACGAGGAGACCCCAAAATTAAAAAGCTTGCAAATATAACCCTAGCATTTATCTTAATGTTTTTGCCACTAGCCTATGCCTCCCCTGCCGTTGCTATTACGCAATCAGAATATGACGCATTGGTAGCTCAAGCACAGGCTGATGTTGCTGCAGCACAAGCAGAATTAGCAACACAACAGGCAGAACTTAATGCCCTAAATACATCCAAAGACGACCTAGAAACGTCTCTACAATCCTCACAGAGCGTTTTAGACCAGGCTCAGGCTAACCTTAATCTTGCAATTGAGGCAAACGAGGAGCAGTCAGTAATTGTACAATCTGCCTTATCTGCACTTGAAAACGCAAAACTAAATCTTCAAACAAAGCAAAGTCAACTAGAAATTGTTTCAACTAATATTGTTGAACAATCTTCTATAGTTACAATCAAAACATCAGAACTACAAACAGAGACTCAAAAATTATCAGACTTGTCACAAAAAATAATTGACTCTCAGGATAAATTAAACATTGCTAATTTTAAAAAACAAAAGTCAGATGAAGATTTTAGTCTAGCTAATATTGCATATAATGCTGCGGTATTAAATTACAATGCATCCGTAACCAATGTTCAAACAAAAGGTTCAATTGTTGATAGCAAATCTAATGCATACAATCAAGCATTGGCAAATGTACAAACAAAATTACAACAACTTACAAACGCACAAAATGCAGTAGATACAGCAAACTATAACTATACACATAATCTTATTGCAGTTTATCCAGCAAACTCACAACCAACAATTTCTGGATTAAAAGCAAAAATTTATAAGAACATTCCACAGCCAAACCCACAACGTTCTGACACAGCATACACATATTGTAAAACAATTACTGTTTCTCAGATTGCAAAAAACTGGGGTGGTGGAGACATTGAGGGTTGTGGTGGCGACTATATTATGATTCACTACACAGGATATATAACAGTTCCAACAACAATGAGTTATCAATTCTTAGCTAACGTTGACGATGGATGGTATATGACAATTGGTGGAACAGTTGTAAATGACAACTGGTATTTAAAAGGATGTGGAGGAAACTGGAGTTCCAATATAACACTTAATGCAGGTCAATCATATGCAATTGATGCCTGGATGTATGAGTGGGGTGGCGGAGCCTGTAACTATCTATATTATTCTTCACAGGTTGACTGGAATCTAGTTCCTGCATCATGGTTCTCACAAAATCAGCCAGTACAACCAACATATGAAAATGACCCTGCACTTCTAGCGGTATTGCAACAAAAGCAAGCAGACCTAGCAATTGCACAATCAGCATACTCACTAGCCATTACAAACTCAACAACAGCAAACACAGAATACTTATTAGCAATTGACGATTATAATGCTGCGGTATCAAATTGGCAAACAAAACAAACCGAAATGACAGATGCAGAACAACTTAAATTAGGTGCAAATGCAGATGTAATTGCTTCTACTGTATTGCTAAACTCTGCAGAACAAGCACTTCAAGAAGCTCAAGTATCATATGCAGAACAACAATTACTTATTGCTCAAAAACAATCTACACTAACATCAGAAAAGTTTGCTTTGCAACTATTACAAGACAGCCTTGACCAAACAAGACAAGATATTTCAGATAATATTAATGCAGTTAATGATTTACAAGATGCTTTAAACAATGAAATCAAAGCCAAAGACGTGACTCAATCAAATGTGTCTACACAAACAACATCGGTTACAAATGCTCAACAGCAGGTACAGTCAATTACAAGAATGGCACAATCAGTATCACAAAAAGCTATTGCTCAACAGGCAGTAGTTGAAGGTGCTTCTGCAATGCTTTCAAATGCTATTAAAAAACTAGCAAACATTCCAACACCAGAAAAACCAATTGTAGACCCACAACCAAAACCTAAACCAACAGAACAACCAACACAAGAGCCAACACCAACCCCAGAGCCAGTCCCAACCCCAGAACCAACTGGAGACCCAAACATTCCAGAAGTTATTACAAGTCTAACTGACATTAATTTGGAAAAAGTAGACCCAGCACAACTAACAGATACACAGGTAGAACAGCTTAAAGAAGCAGCTTTACAAACATTTGAAACAGCAACACAAGGCTCACCAGAATATGAACAGGCACTTGAAGCCCTATTCGTAGCAGCCCAAGCAGACGACATTGTAATCTCAGAAGAATTAGCAGCAATCCCAGGGGCAGTAGCCCTTGTGGATGCAATTAACTTTATTGGTAACGTTGGAGCCGATATGTCCCCAAAGGTGAGAGAAGAATCAAAAAAGGTTGTTGTAACAGCAGTTGTTGCTGTTGGAGCAGCCGTTAACGCAGCTACAGGGGCAGCCCTAACAGCAGCAGCACCAGCATCAGGTGGAGCATCAGCAGGTGGTTCATCAGGTGGAACATTAAGAAGGAGGATAAAATAATGAAGAAATTTTTAAATGATATGCTAGGTCAAGCCTGGACCCTTCTAGGTATGTTTGTTGCATGGCTAGTCCTTGAGGGTTCAGCAAAAGATGTAGTAGGCTGGGCAATTCTAGGCACAATGGGTCTATGGATTATTACCTACCCACTCAGAAACGCAGCAGAAAAGGAGGAAGACTAATGAATTTACTTGGAAACGTTATTATGCGTATTGTCGCTACATTCGTTGCATCAGCACTTGGTGTTATTGGTGCAGGTTCGGTAGCAGGACAGGTAAGCGGTCTTGATATTCCTATTTGGTTCAGTGCCACTATGGGTGGTATCATGGCTGTAGCCAAAGTTGTAGAACTATTATCCCTTGCATTCCTTGAAGACGGTAAACTTACTAGAGCAGAAATTGATGCTGCTTTCCGTCAGACAATTGCACTTAAAGATGTAGCAGAAGAGACACCAAAAGCCACAAAGAAATAATTGACAACCCTTTCTAGTTGATGTATAATTGTTACAGACCTAGAAAGGGTTTTCATTATGACTATTGAGCGTAAAGACTTCTCATTAGAAGAAGTAGAAGAAGCAGTCGCTTGGCTGCACATCGGTATCGATAAAGGTTGGATTACAGAAGGATTCTGTATGACCCATGACGGTGATAACTATATGACCGCAGAAGAAGAACAAGATTGGGAAGATGGCGGAGACCCATGTTGCCCTGTAGTGAAATGGCTTGTTTAATTGGAAACTATTAGACCCTGGGGCAACTATGAGGTTGTAAAGACTGGTGAACATTTTCAAATTAAAATACTGAATGTTCATGCTGGTCAAAGACTTAGCCTACAAAAACATAAGTATCGTAGTGAAACTTGGTATGTTCTTTCTGGCACAGGAACAGCAGTTGTTCGTGGTGGAAAGCTTCCATTGTTTCATGGTGTTACAGTTAATGTTCCCAAGAATGTAGAGCATAGAATCATTGCTAAAACTGATTTAAAAATTGTTGAGATTCAGTTTGGTTCATATCTTGGGGAAGATGATATCGAAAGACTAGAAGACGACTATGGTCGTGTAGTAGAATAGACATATTGACCATTAGCTCAACGGCAGAGCAGAGAGCTGTTAACTCTAAGGTTCCTGGTTCGAATCCAGGATGGTCAGCAAAGACTCACGGACACAAAAGTGGATGCGGTCAATACTGAAATTCTAGAAAGTAGGTATTGTTTAGAGTCATTTGGCTTCATAGCTCAGTTGGTTAGAGCACCACCCTGTCACGGTGGGGGTCGTGGGTTCAAGTCCCATTGGAGTCGCTTTGCCACCTTAGCTCATTCGGTAGAGCAACGTACTTGTAATGCGTAGGTGGTGGGTTCGAATCCCACAGGTGGCTCCAATTAGTGATAAAATAGATTTGTAGATAAACTCTACATAGAAGGAGAATAAAATGGCAGTTAAACCAGCACAATATTTCGACCCATTCCCAGGAAACCGTGGGGATGAACTCGGAAACATGGCATCATACAGAAAGCACCCACACCGTGGTTCTGACTGGGGTATCAAAAAAGCAATTGAACTAAAGCCAATCAAGGCTATTACTGATGGAAAGGTCAAGAAGATTTTCTGGACAGATGTTCTAGGACATTGCCTAGTGCAGTCTTCAGATGATGGTTTCTATTGGCTATACGCACACCTTGCAGAAAAGCCAGCACTTGAAATTGATTCACCACTTGAGGGTGGCAAGTCAGTCATTGGTAAAGTTGGTGGAGGTAAGAATACACCAAGTGGTTCCGCCTCCACTGGTGCCCATCTACATATGGCAGGTACAGCAATGGCACATGGTAAAGATGTTCACCTAGTGGCAATGGAAGACCTAGTTGATGTTCACAAGCACATTGACCAGAACAACAAGCCAGTTAAAGCTGAGGCTCCTGCTGCAAAGGCAGACCCAGCAAAGCCAATTGTTACACCAAAGGCTAAAGCAGAATAAAAATGCCAAGCTACAATTATAAATGTTCTCAATGTGAGGCAGTACTTACTGTAACTCGCTCTATTATGGAAACTGACCCTGGATATGAGTGTGAGACTTGCAAAATTGCAATGACTCGTGTATACTCAGTAGGAGCAATACAATTTAATGGTAGCGGATTTTACAGTAAGGACAAATAATTGGTAGAAGCAAAAGAGTGGATGCTCACAGGACTAGACCGCTGTGACGCTTGCGGAGCACAGGCTTATGTGCAAATCAAGGGTGTTGCAGGAGACCTTATGTTCTGTGGGCATCACTTTAAAAAAGCAGATGGCGATAAGCTACAAGCATTTGCATTTGAGATTATTGACGAGCGAGACCGCTTGATTGAAAATAAATCTCAGGGTGACGACTACTAGTAGTATAATAATATTAGGTGACATATGGAATACTTTCTTGGCTCATTGATTACTTTGTTAATCATGTCTTACTTTGGTAAACGTTCTGCAAAAGTTATGTCCAAACCACTCAATCGTCCCAGAATTTCTCAATCATACATTGACGATATGATTTCTCAAAAAATGATAGAACAATTTTTGCCAGTGGTAAAAAAGAAAACACAATCATCAGAATATAAGGCTAGTCAAGAAGTAAGAGTTATTATTATTGAAGGCGAAGCTTACTGGATTGTAGACCAAACACTTTATGTAGCAAACATAGTTGACGGAATTGTTGATAATGAAACAACAAGAAAGGTTGACACAATGACCATGAATGATGTACAATTAGAAAAGACTCAATTCATTGTCCAAAAACTAACGGAAGGAAAAGGAAATGATAGTGGCTATCCACGGAAGCCGTAGTTTTACAGACTACAATATTTTCCTAAGAGCAATGCACACAGCATTGACACAGCTCCCAGAAGATGATAAAATGATTACAATCATGTCTGCTGGTCCTGCCCAGATTAATTCATTTGGTCAGGAGTTTTCAAACATTACAGAGCGTAGCCTTAAGGCTCGTGGTATTCGAATTAAACTTGTTAAGATTCCACCTAACTGGATTAAAGAAAACATTGACAAGATTGATTACTTAGCATACTTTAGTAAGCCAAAGGAATCGCTACCAGATATTGTTACGCTGGCAGATGCCAAAGATGTTGAAGTTGGAGTTTATAGATTTTAATGCTTAGTAAGAGAGAGAAAGCATTTCTCTCCGTTGCTAGATATCTTGCATCTAAATCAGATTCAAGACACAGACACGGAGCGATTATTGTTAAGGGTGGTAGTGTAATTGGAACTGGTTTCAATAAAGACCGCAACCACCCTGACATTGTTTCACCAGAACACATTAAGGCACATTGTTCTGTTCATGCAGAAGTTGATGCAATAAGAGATGCTAAGTGGAATGTAAAAGGAGCTGTCCTTTACGTTGCTAGGATTAACAATCAGGGCAAGGATAGAAACAGCAAGCCATGCGATAGATGCATGGTAGTGATTGAAGAAACACAAATCAAAAAAGTAATATACACAGGAAGTGAGAATGATTATGTTAATTGATTCTCTAGAACAAATGGAAAGCATTGTAGAAAACAATAGCTCTCTATCCTGGGACGGATGGACAGTAATTGAGTCCAAAAAGTCTCCCACAGCCTATACGTCTGTAGAAGGTGCATTCGTTAATGACGAATGGATTATTCGTAAGAGATACGAATGGAACGATGGCTGGAACATTCCAAAAAAGTTTGTGAGCGAAAATGAGCCACAAAGATGAATGGAAAGAGGATGCCCAGTGTCTTGACTTTGACACCAATCTATTCTTTGATAAATACGAAGAAGACTTGGAACTAAGACCAGCCATAGATGAAATGTGTTCTATGTGTCCAGTAGCTAAAATGTGTTTTGCTGTTGGTATCTCAAACAAAGAATATGGTGTTTGGGGTGGAGTTTATTTGGATGCTGGCAAGGTATCTAGAGAATTTAATAGACATAAAACAAAAGCAGACTGGGCTAACACTTGGCAAAACTTAACGATTGAATAGGAATAAAATATGTACACATTAGAAATGAAAAGAGCTTTTCACTCAATTACTCCACCACCTAATTTTCAGGTTGAGATATTTGAGCACAACGTTGAGGGTATGTTCTTTATTGAAGTCGTAGCAGATGAAGCAAAGTTCATCAAACTACTTGACGAAGATAAGCGTAGTGCTGTAGAATATATGGTACGAGTAAAAGACGCACTAGAACGTAATGGTGCTATTGTACAGATAAGCAGGAGACCAATAGACGAATGAACACAATAATCACTATTGTTATTTATTCATTGCTAACTTTGCTCATTGCATACTTAGGTTTTAGAAATTTAATACTAAGACGTAATTTTCACAATGCTGTAGTTGCTAAATCTGAATCCGAAATAAGAAGAAATATTTTGCTACATGAATATTCAAGTATCTTGCAAGAACTAGAAAACAAAAAGCTTGAGAAGTCTGACGACTTTGTAAAGTTTCTTTCTGATTCTCGTGAATCTGCTTTTGAGTATATTGAAAATGTTCAGGATAGTCTTTCTAAGTTTGATAAACAGATTACCAAAATTATTAAGTGGAATGAAACCTATGGGGCATCAACTGGTGACAATCCTCACTCAGAAAAAATTAAAGAAATTTCAATGGCATACAAACAATTAAAAGATTTGTTGCCAGAGAATAAACAAACGCCTAACAATTAGGCATAAACAAGGAGAATAAAATGAATGCACAACTAAAGGCACTCGTAGCATCGTATGGACGCTCAGTTCTATCCGCTGCTGCTGCACTTTACCTAGCAGGAGTAACTGACCCTACAGACCTTCTATGGTCTCTAGTAGCTGCTGTACTACCTGTTGGATTGCGTTATGTAAACCCAAATGACCCTGCTTTTGGTAGAACACCAAAGGTTGAGGAAGTTCAGGAAGCACTTGCAAAGGCTACGCCTAAGAAGGCTCCAGCAAAAAAGACTGCTCCAAAGAATTAGTAAAAGTAAAAAGATAGCCAGGGTTTTCCCTGGCTTTTCTTTTACTCTAAAATAGATAAGTATCTATTTTTTAAAACATCTGGTGAAAAGTTATTGTATCCAATTTCATATGCTTGTTGCTTTGCTGCAGGAATATCATAGTCATTTATAAATTTATCAACAAGTTCTGCTAACTTTTGTGGGTCTGTCTCATAGGAATCTGCTGGACCCTTAAAGTTTATTCTGCGGTCCCAGGAAGCCTCTACAAGCCATTCTGAAGGTAGGATGGTATTATTAGGTGATATATTTGTCATAATAACAGGAATGCCACTCAGCAAAGCTTCATTCATTGGAAGACACAATCCACCATATTTGCGAGGTAGAATCATTAAATCAAATCCACTATATAGGTCAGCCCTATTATCTGGATTGCTTTTATCTAGAGTTAGTCTTGGGTCGTCACAATCTGGATTGTAATCACTTTGACTAGTAACTACTAATTCATAATCTGCTTTAGAATATTTAAGCATCTCAATAACGATGTCTGTACCATTTCTGTCATTGTGTGCTCTTTTACCTGCAACATGAAGAATCCGTTTATGAGTCTTAGCCTGATTAATTTCTTTAGCTTCTTTGAATATTTCTGGACTAGTTGGTGGTGGTAAATGCATTATCCTGGAATGACTTCCAAAATACTCTCTCATTTTATCTATATTCCATAAACTTGGTCCAAGTAAATAGTTTGGTTGTCTTATGCCATCGTGAACAAAATGTTCAAAAAATTCATAGTTGTATTGTAAGATTGTTCTAATGTTGCGACGGTGAGCAAGTGCAGTTAGCCTGTGATTGTAAAATATTTCACAACTAATTACAACATCTATATCAGTTAAAAATTGTCCAACCTCTGCATAGGTGGCAAATCCTTCACTTGTGGTCATTACATTATACCCTTCATACCATTCTGGATATTGTTTATTTCCATTAAAATGTGAAGAGTCAATCAATAAGATTTTATCTGGTTTGAGCATATCAACTAATTCTTTAGTTTGATTGCCAAGACCAGTTTTGTCTGCTCTAGCAATAATTCCAAGCTTCATGCTTCTGTTAATCCCCAAGAAATGTCATCACCAGTAAACTTCTTTAATCCCTGACGACCATCAGTATGATATGAACGCTTGGAGTTTGTCATGCTAGGATAATAAATCCAAAGTTTGTGAATGTTCCAGCCTTCTCTAGACCCATACTTTGCCCAGGGAATAACATAAGATTCGTGTACCATTCCATGAACATAATCTTCAATAAAGGTTTTGTCTGGAATGTTATTAAGTATTTCATTTTTGTAATACTGTACAGACGATAGGTGAGGTCTTTGACTCCACTGATATGTTTGTAAAAATTCACCAACCATATCTAGCATTAGCCAATCGTGAACAGCTGGGACGGTAGCTTCGTGATAAAAACGAACAGTATTAGCCCTACCAGAATCAATAAGACTAATACAGGCAGTCCAGTCAATTGGTTCATCAATTACTAGCGGAGTGTCTCCTTCAATGTAAAGCATAAGTGGAGTTTTAATCATATCAATTGTTTTTTTCATCATTGTGCTTTGGTGAGAGTGTTCTTCAAAAATAACTGGCAAAACATTTTTATATTCATGCAAACACTTCCAAAGCATTCGTGTTTTGTATTCATCATACTGTTCTTTACGGTGTGCCTGTTCTTCTCTTAATCCATCAATCTGAAGAATGATTTCACTATCTGGTAAATGATGTCTAATACTTTTAATAGTCTCTTCAACAATATATGTTTCAGGATGGCTAGGAATGACAGAAGTCACAAGTACAACTGTTATGTCTTTTTTATCCATTTATTTGCTCCATAATTTTATATGCAAAATCTCTTTTATATTTAATCCACCAACTGACTGCCCTGTGCATATCTGCAGGATAATCATACAAAACATTTTTTGTAATCTCAGGTAAATTATACCAGTTTGATGTTTTTGGTACTGGAGTATTTTGTTCAAAAACAAAATCCCAATAATCGTACTTTTCATTGCTGGAACTTCTATTATCTCCAATAGGTAAAGATAACATTTCTAAAGCTTCATAAAATCTAAATGAATCAATGGTTGAAGTTCCTGCTGGACATGGAGTTATTTTAGATTCAAGAATGTGCTTATAGTATTCTTTTGGTTCGTATCCTTGAGTAAATCCAGGGGTAGGATTAAATAATCCATTAGGAATATTGGGCATCACCTCTGCAAGTTGTTTACGCCTATCGTGAGTTATCTGACCAGAGAAAAATACATCATTCTTTTTGTTGGCATACTCAGGAAGATTATCTTTCATATGTGATGGACATCCTATTGGCATTTTATTAAATTGGTCATGTCTGCCAGGATACGGAGACTGAATCCAAATATCAATATTGTGGTGTGCTATTTTGTCTGCTCTAAATAACCCACGTTCATCTGCTGTAACAAACAAAACAACCTTTTGAACCTTGCGTAATTCTCTAGCAACCTCTTCCGTAAGACTTCTATTTTCAAAACCACAGATAACTACAAATGCTTTATCAACTTTGGGTAATGAGGTTACTTCTTCATAAGTTATTTTATTTTTATCAAATGCTTCTTTAACAAAACCAAAGTCCCATTTGTGGTCTGGAAAACTTTTGCCATCAACGGCTAATAGATATGCTTTAATATTATTCATAGTATAAATGTGCCTCGTGTTGGTAATCTAATAGTGTTTCTGTATAGCCAAATTCTTCTTTAAGCCAATGCCTTAATTCTGCAAGGTACTTACCATACTGATGAAACATAAATTCTGGATGTCCAGATAGCCAAATCTTTGGCTTGTATTCTTTCATTGTTTGGTATGCTCCCCCCAAAACTTTCCATTCACTACCCTCAACGTCAAGGGTGATTGCTGTAGGTGGCTTAATGCCATAGTGTTGAACACAAGCGTCAATTGTTACTTGACCATAGTAGTCACCTTCAAGGTATAGCTCTTTAAATCCGTGGGCTGCCACAATTTCTTGCTGTGCTTCTGGTGGGAACTCTCCTTTATAAACACGAGCAAGGTTATTGGTTACGTCAGATGCAAATCCAGGAACTGTTGCTAGTGGCAACTCAAGATTGTTTGCTTCCCAGATTGCTGGCATATGAGACCAGACTTTTGGATTAGGTTCAAACAGGACCACCTCTGCCCCCCATATCTGACATAGTGCTGGCATCTCACCTTCTTCTGCACCAACGTAATAGATTACATCGCCCTTGCCAAGACCATCATGCATAGACTTTAGTCTTTTCTTTTCCCATCCCTTTTCGGTGTACCATTCTGGTCTATCTGCTCTGTGTTTAGGCAAGACCATTTCCCATTCTCCATTGAGAACAGCTTTTACCATCTCTGTCATTAGCTATACCTTCCTTTGGTTATTTTGCTAACATGATTTTCATCATCTTCTGTTGGACAATAACTTATGCTTGCCCCAGGAATATTAAATGGGGTAGCGTAATATTCTTCTGCTGGATGACCTCCACCAGGATAGTGTCCCCACTTGTTATAAAAATATTGGTGAAGAATGTTGTCGTTAGACCTTACTCCGCCAAGGTTAATGCTGTGACCCATAACTGTATCAGAAACATCAAAAATAATCTTTTCCCATTTAACGTTTGGAATTGCTTTTTTAATTCTAATTGCATAGTCTAAATCATCGTAGCCATATGGAGTAAAGTTTTCATCCCAGCCACCTACTGTATCAATAACATCTTTTCTAAATGCCACTAGATGCCAGCCAAACAAAGGCTTTCCTTCAACAATCTGAGCATCTGTTTTGGAAAGATATTGAATAATGTCAAGACCACCACTTTCTCCAAACCTTACTGCTGCACTAAAAATAATGAGCCACTCTGCATTATCTGCATAAAGCTTTTCTATCCCAAGATTGTGACTAGCCATAATGCCAATGTTGTTTTCTGTATTGTCAACTTCAAAAATATCTAACTTGCAGCCAGACATAAACTCATCTCTGAATTCTTTAACACGAAAAGGCAAACAGGCAACGTATTTCACTATAGACCTAACTCTCCAAGGATTGTTGCCCATCTATGTTTATAGGTATGCTCTGCCTTAGCTCTATTATGTCCAGCAATTCTAATTGACTCTCGCTCTTCATCATTAACAAGATAATAATCAATCTTTTCTTTTAGGTCTTGCAAGTTACCGTGCTCATAAAACACAATCTCTTTACCATCTTCAAAATAATTGTCTAGTCCTACAATGCGAGGGTAGATAGTAAAGCCACCACGTCCAGTAGACTCAAATAGTCTATCGCTAGTATAATAAGGATAGTTAAATCCTAAGTTTAAAGTATCTCCAATGGCAATTTTGCTTTTAGCATAAATTCTGTTAAGTTCATTGCCACGCACTGTTCCTGTATCTCCATCTCCACCAACGTGCAAGAAGCGAGAACCATATGTTGCTCTAAGAAAATCAATTAGCTGAGGGCGATATGGATATTCGTGATGATATCTTTTGCTACCAACAAAGATAACATCATAATCAAAATTATTTTTGTCATATGATTTATCTAAATAGCATTCTTTGTCATAGACTCCAGCGGTAAGGAAGTGTCCTTTAACTTTTGTGTTTTCATTAAACCAATCAGCCATAAGTTTATCTACTGTAAAGAAGTGTCCGATTGTTTTATAAAAGTTATCTTCTTCCAAATCTTTTTGTCTATCTAATCCAAACCAAAGGTCTAGATGATAGGTCATTGTTGGAATGCCTTGCTGGTTTAGCATTCTTAATACTTCTGTCATTTCAAGATTGCCTGGGGTTTCCCATCCATGAGTATGAACCCAAACAAATAGGTCTGCTTCAAACCACATGGTTCTGCGATAAATTTTTTCTGAGGGCATGATTCGCTCTTGAAGCTTTAATACCTTATGTCCTAATGCCTCTAGGCTGTTTACGTGATGATTCTCACTACTAAAAGGAACATCAAAGTTTCCTAAAAATACTATGTTAGCCAATTATTTTTTCCTTACTGCTAGCTAAAACAATTATATCATGTTATAATATATAAGTACCTGCCATTTGGAGGTATACAACTCGCTTAATAGGAGATGATATATATGGTTATTAATTCACCATTCGGAACACTTGGTCTAGATATTGACAAGTTTTTTCCAAACACCCCAGCAACAACTGCATTCCCACCCTACAATGTTGTCAAAGTTAATGACGACAAAATCGTAATGGAATTTGCCGTGGCTGGTTTTAAAAAGAGTGACATTACTATCACTACTGAAAAAAATACTCTAACAATTAAGGCAGATAAGGTTGCTGACGAAAAGGCATATATCCACAAGGGTATTGCTGCTCGTAAGTTTACTCGTGCCTTTACCTTGCCTGAATATTTTGAGGTAGAGTCTGCTGGATTTGAGGACGGTATTTTGTTTATTGACCTAATCCGTAACATTCCAGAAGAGAAAAAGCCAAAACAAATCGCAATCAGTTAATAATTAAATAGTCATATACTCCTGGGACATGAGTTAAAACTGTCCCAAATCTATGCTATAATATATGTTATGAATGAAGAACTTATCAATCTATTAAAAGTATTGCTTGCTGATACCATTGCCCTGAAGTTCAAGGCACACGGATATCACTGGAACGTTGAGACAGACGATTTCCCACAATACCACGAGTTCTTTGGAGACATCTATCAGGACTTTGATTCCGCTATTGACCCACTTGCAGAGTGGATTAGAATGGTTGACAACAAACAGTACGCCCCATTCTCACTATCTCGTCTAGCATCTCTATCAACAGTCCCAGAAAACCCAGTAACTACTGACCACGAAGCAATGTCTGCTGACTTACTGGCATCTATTGAATTAGTTACACCAAAGTTTGTTCAAGGCTTTGACTTGGCTACTGCTGCAAAGCAAAATGGTCTTGCTAACTTTATGGCAGACCGCCAGACCATGCATCAGAAATGGATTTGGCAATTACGTACAGTCGTTAAGCCAGAGCCTATGGAAGAAGCCCCAGCACAGCAAGACGCTTCACAGGAGGCATAATGCCTTACCATATCGGAGAGCGTGGCTCACATGGATGTTCGGGATATCCTGTAGTAAAAACATCAACTGGTGAAGTTATGGGTTGTCACGAAACTGCTGGTAAGGCAGGTAAACAATTAGCAGCCCTACACATTAATGAGCCTAATGCTAATAAAGCAGACGGTGCTTTAAATCCTTCATCAACTCCAAATCCCACCATTCCAGGTGTAGGCATCAAATATCCTACAAGCCTGACTGCTGCTCGTAGGTCTAAAAATATTATTAGAAAGCCAAGAAAGGCTCGTAGAGGGTCTCAAAGTATTGGTAGTGAAGGTTCTGGTGGAGCATTTAGCTCTGGTGGAGCTGGCGGAAGCATGGGGGCATAATGAACGAAGAACTTATTAAAGATGCTACTGAAGAAGAGATGTCCGAATGGGAAGCTTTATCAGATAGACAAAAAGAAATGGCAGAAAATACTGCTGAACTTGCTATGGAATTTGGTATGTTTAAGCAAGACTCTTCTGCCAATGGTGCTCACTATTTTGATGGCTCCAAAAATCCTTTTAAAGCAGAGGGAGTTAAGTGTTATAATTGTATTTTCTTCAATGAAGATGCAAACCAATGCATTGTTGTAGAAGGTCAGATTGACCCAGAAGGACTTTGCAAACTATGGGTTATCCCAGAAGATGAATTGACAGAAACACCGTCTGAACAGCCACAGGAGGCTGCTGGAGACGTTGAAATGGTTGCTAAGTCTGTATGGGGTGGCTCATTTGACCCAAGGAGTGTGAACAAAATTGTTTAAAGAAGGCGATTACGTTACAGGAAATACCTCAGAAGGTATGGTAACAGGACAGGTAGAGCACGTTATGCTTGAAGGTGGCACATATGGCACACCTGGAACAGAATATGCTATTGAATCTACACCAGAAAATCCAGCAATGGCTGTTAGAATTTTTGAGGAGAGCGAAGGTGGATGGTATCCAACTGCATATTCAATCGGTATGCTTGCATCTGACGCATCCAAGATTGATGATTTAAATATTGTTATGGAAGAAGATAATCTAGAAGACCTAGAGCACATGGCAAAGAAATCTCCTTGTTGGGATGGTTATGTTCAGCGTGGTATGAAGGATAAGGGTGGTAAGATGGTCCCCAACTGTGTTCCAGTACAAAAGTATTATGAAGTGCTAGAGAAGGCAGACACCTATACACCAACTGCTGGTATGAAGGCTGCTGCTCGTCGTGCATTAAAATGGAAAGAAGATGGCAAGGCTACTGGTGCAGGAACTCCTGTTGGCTGGGGTAGAGCCAGAGATATCGTAGCAGGTCGCTCAATGTCTATTAGTGTTGTTAGACGTATGTATTCGTTCTTTTCTCGTCACGAAGTAGATAAAAAAGGTAAAGACTTCAATAACTCAAGCAATCCTAGCAATGGTAAAATTATGTGGGATGCCTGGGGCGGAGACGCAGGTTTTGCTTGGTCTCGTGCAATCGTAGAGCGTGAGAAATCAAACAAAGTATGGCAGGGTTCTGCCTTTGAAAACAGATAGGTAACAAAATGAAAACATTTATTCATTTCACTGCTGATTGGTGTCAGCCATGTAAAAGAATGCAACCACTAATTGATAAGGTTGTTTCTGAAAACGTAGGAAGCTACATTAAAATTGATATTGAAAAAGATACAGAATTATTTGATAAGTATACATCTTATTTTGGTTCTGTAATGTCTGTTCCTACTTTCTGGAGCATTCAAAACGAAGAGTTAGTTGACACTCACGTTGGTATTGCCACCGAAGAAAAAATCCTATCTATGTATGCTTGACACACGGCACGGTATGCTGTAAAATATAAGTATGACAAAACCAGATTGGGCAGAGAGACTGCAACGCACATTTAAACGCAAATATGACCTTGGTTATCACGAAGGTCAAAAGTATGGATATGATGAAGGATTTTTAGTTGGTTCTAAAAAGGCTGTAACAGAAGCTCGCAAAGTATTTATTAAATTAATTCAAGATGAAATTAAGTCTGGTTCAGTTGATGCAACACTAAATAAAGAATATGTGTACGGTTTAGAACGTGCCATTGAGTTAATTAGAAAAGGTAAATAATGGAACACAGCATTATAGATGTTGTATTTGGAATTGACCACATCGTTGCAGAATTTTTTTGGAATGCTGTATTTGCCCTTGTAGTTTGGGCAGTGTCAAAAGCAAAACTGTTTAGCAAAATTCACAAGTATATTGATGATAAGCACAAAATTACACACAAACAAGGAGAGTATTAATGTTAAAACCTATAGAAGATAGAGTAGTAGTTAAGCCAATTGTAGAAGATATTTCTGCAACCGCATCTGGCTTTTTGATTAGCAAGACTGATGAAAAGCCACAGGAAGCAATTGTAGTTGCTGTTGGTCCAGGAATCACGTTACCAAGCGGAGCACACGTTGACCTTGACCTTAAGGTGGGCGACAAGGTTATTTTTGCCAAGTATAGTGGCACTGAAGTTACTCACGATGGAGAGACATATCTAGTCTTGCCATATCGTGATGTGTTGGCGGTATTGGAGTCCGAGTAATGGACGAAGAAAAGTTTAAAAAATTATTTACTGACAGCATTCCAACTATCAGCACGGTTCCAGGTATGGAAAACTATCTAACTATGTCTCGTGAATTGTTGGAAGACTATAAGCGTCAAGCTAGGGCAGAAGAACGAGAAGCAATCATTGACTTTTTAAAGCTATTAGCACTTGACCCAAGCGGAATTAATTTGCGTGGGGCAATTACACAGTTAGAAAATGGTAAGAATGCAAAACAAGATTGATGTATTGGATAAAGGATATGTCCGTATTGTTGATACTCTTGGTAATGATTTATCTGTTGTTAATGCTGCTCGTGTTAGTTATGACAAAGAAGTTACTGAGTTTAGCAAAGCAGATGAACGTCTCATTAACTTTCTTATCAGGGAGGGTCACACGTCGCCGTTCCGCCATGCTGCGATTACATTCGAAGTATATGCCCCACTCTTTGTCGCAAGACAATGGTGGAAATATGCAGTAGCATCTACCCATGTAGACGAACAAAATGGATGGAACGAAAGTTCTCGTCGTTACATTACAGAAGCAGAAGAGTTTTATATTCCATCTGCTTCAGCGTGGCGTAGTAAGCCTGAGAATAGCAAGCAGGGTAGTGGAGAACCGATTCATTTTAGTCTTGGATATCACTACACTAATAAGCTTAATGAGTTTATTGAACTTGGAACACAACTTTATCACGAAGCAATGACTGATAATATTGCTCCAGAAATTGCTCGCTTGTTCCTACCTGCTTATGGTATGTATGTGCGTTGGCGTTGGACAGTATCGCTACAAGGAGTTATGACATTCCTTGACCAGCGACTAGAACACGATGCTCAAAAAGAGATTCAGGATTATGCTCTTGCTGTCAAAGATTTGGCACATCAGTCATTTCCAGAAACTTTTAAAGCCTTGCATCAGTAATGGTTTACCCCTATAGCTCAGTGGATAGAGCAAGAGCCTTCTAATCTCTTGGTCGTAGGTTCGATTCCTACTAGGGGTGCTTTTCGTATTTACTTGGTTCTGGAAAAGCGTCTTTTAAATACCCATCCAGAACTCCTTGAAATGTATCGTCATTTGTAGAAATATATGGCAAAGGATTATTCATAATTTGTTCCAGGGTAACGTGGTGATGAACTTTAACATCGTCATATCTTTCTCCACCAACATTATACATATTGCCATAGTTAGAACGCCATAGACCTAATGTTCTTATAACTTTAGCAAGATTGTTTTTATTCATTATCATTGGAACATGAAGTTCATAACTAAGTGGATTATCATATCCTAAATAGTTAAGGACATCTTGTGTTTCTTCAAGTAATACACGGTATCCAACACTAACCTGAATCATGTCAATATGTTCTTGCATTGTTCCACGATGATAATTTTTAATTTCATCAACAGGTCTGACAGTAAAAAAATCATCATTCATTAATACAAAATTTTCTGACACATCATAATTTCTACTAATAGCAGCAAGGTTAGCTCTAGCATTATCGTATTTATTTGTATTTTGTTTTAGTCTAACGTGGTTTCCAATATACCAATCTGGTTTACCACCAAATACCCAAATATTATCGTGAGGCAGGTTTGCAACAGCAGACCTAATAGAGTATCTTAACTCTTCGTTGTCTCCATCTCTACAGATGTAAACTAAATCCATTACTCAGCCAATCGTTCGTATGCCCAGCCAAGGACAGCAGCAGCTACCTCGTCGTTCTCCAGGTCTTTTTCCATTATTAATTCCCTAAGTTTTGCAAAGAAAATATATCTTGGGTCGGATTCATCAATCTCGTCCATCATATAATTATATCAAATGTTTACTTTATTCGCAGCATCTGGTATAATTGATGAATGGAAGAAATTAGAAATATCTTAGCACAATGGGAAGAAGTTGGTACTGCAAGCGGTACTGGGGTAGAAATGTCTTACCAAATTATTTCTTTGCTTATTGCTAAGATAGAAGAATTAGATGCTAAGGTTAACGGATAAATATCGCTATCAAATTTTCCCAGACAGAATTTATTTTATCAGGGATGGTTTTGGCAATGTTGTTGAGATAACTGGACAAGAATTAGTAGAAAGAATTATTGATGGACAGAAAAACAAAGAGACAGAACGAGAGACTTCTGAACTCGGTAAAGCGTAAAGCTAAAAAAGATATGGAAGATTGGATTGTCACTCTGACAGAACTTCCATCGGAAGGTGAGATTAAAGCTTTTCAGGCTGGCTACATTGCTGGCATAAACCGTGGAGCAAACGTTGAGCGTTCTTGAGTGGATTATTTTAATCATAGGTATTCCTTTAATAATGCTATTAGCATGGGCAACAGATAATAAGGATGATGATGCGTAAGATTGTTTTAGTTACTGGTGGCTTTGACCCAATTCACTCAGGTCACATTAGTTATTTTAAAGAAGCAGCAAAATTGGGAGACTGGCTTGTTGTTGGAATTAACTCCGATGAATGGCTTACTCGTAAAAAGGGAAAGCCGTTTATGCCGTTTGGTGAGCGTGAAACAATCATTTCAGAGTTGCGTTGTGTAGATGAAGTAATTATGTTTGACGACTCTGATAATTCTGCTAAAGATGCTATCCAAAAACTTTTGTGGTATTACGAAGATGCAATGATTATATTTGCTAACGGTGGCGACAGGGGTAGAGACAATATTCCAGAGATGGAACTACAAGATAGTCGTCTTGCCTTTGTCTTTGGTGTTGGCGGTAATGATAAAAAGAATAGCTCTAGTTGGATTCTAAAAGAATGGAAAGAGAATGTATAAACTAATAGCCTTTGACCTAGATGGCACACTAGCAGAATCAAAACAGCCAATTGAAGATAGGGTTGCTAGGTTCATAGTTAATCTTGCTAGTGATTATGAAATTGCTATTATTACTGGTGGTACAATGAAACAAATTGAAACACAGGTTTTAGAAAGACTACCAGATGAATTGCATTCAAAGATGCATCTAATGTCCTGCTCTGGTGCTATCTATGAATGTCGTGGAAATCTAATGTACAAAAAAGAAATTCCTGCTATACAGCGTGAAATAATTAAAAGTATTATTAAAGTTACTGCAGAAAGTTTGGGCTTCTGGGAAGAAAATCCAGCAGGTGAAATTATTGAAGATAGAAAAGCTCAGATTACATTTTCTGCATTAGGACAGAAAGCAAAACTAGAAGACAAAGAAGCTTGGGACCCAAGAGGCACTAAGCGTAAAGAAATGATAACGGCATTAAAGAAAGCTTTGCCAGAATATAATATTCGTCTTGGTGGAACAAATAGCATTGACGTATCTCAAGAAGGCATCAATAAAGAGTTTGCTTTAAATGAACTAATGAGATATCTAAAACTTAACACAAAAGATATTCTTTATGTTGGAGATAAATTCCGCCCAGGAGAGAATGATTATCCTGCTTTAGTTGCTGGGGTAACCTGTCTAAGGGTCGTAAAGCCACAAGATACTGTTGAGAGAGTAACAAAGTTTCTTGGCTAAGTTTGGTTGGTGTATGACTGGATACCACAAAGATTGTTTATATAAAACATCTTGGGGTATAGAATGTTCCTGTGGGTGTCACTCTATAGAATCCACATCTTAGATACGTCTGGTAAGGTAGCAGGGTCTTTAGTTGCCAATCCTGCTCTATTGTAAGCAGCACGAGCATCTGGATTGTTTTCAATTGCAAGAGTAGCACCACGAGCTTTTAGTTTTTTACCCATCTCACCCTTGTATTCATTATCAGACATAGGACCAGGATTCATATATAATGCGGAATATCGGACACCAGCAGACCTTAAGGCTCTAACAGTTTCTGAACGCTGTTTGGGACTGCGACCTGTGACAATGTAGATTGGTCCTTTTAATGTTTTAATATACTCAATGGTTCGCTGAATCGGTTGAGTGCCGTTGCGAAGCAGGGTATCATCAATGTCTACAATAGTTGCCATTTACTAATTATAACACATATGGTATACTAGATATCTAACCACGCTGGTTGATTAAGTTCCTAGCGTGGTTTTTAATTGGAGGGTAATATGAAGTGTAACAAATGTAATACAGAAATGACCCCATTCGTATATGGATTTCCATCTGGGGAAATGTTTGATATGGCAGAAGCTGGCGAGGTAATTCTTGGTGGCTGTGGCATTGGAGAATATCAACCTACCCACTATTGCACAGTATGTCAAGAGCAGTATCCAGCCAATGAGTTAGAATATATTGGCTATGATGAACTCGGTATTTAAATGTCCTACGGTGTACCTATAATAGTAGTACAAACAAAGGAGACAAATGATTAAGTTTGAAAACGGAATGCTGGTGCTAGATAGCACAGCAACCAAAGAAGATGTAGATGCAATTAATGAGTTTGCTGCACATCACAGAGATGCTGCTATTAGTTTAGTTAAACAACGATTGTTAAATGCATGGTCTGCCTATGGTCAGCCAGAAGGCTCAGAGTATTTGTGGTCAATGAATGAGATTAGCGATATCATTACTGGTAGGCTAGACGGCAAACATCCAGTATTCTATGATTCAGAATATAAGGGTAAAGTTCCAGAGGGTGCAATTTTTTTAGAGACTAATTAGTCTACGTT